TTGACGAGTTACGGGCGTACTGTGGTTTTCCTTTTGTAATAACAAGTGGGTATAGGCATCCTACGATGCACCCTATAGAAAATAAAAAAGAAGTACCCGGTACGCATGCCCAAGGGATCGCGGCAGACATAAAAATAACAAATGCCGCTGATCGCTTTAGTCTTGTAAACAATGCGTTAAAGCTAGGTTTTACAGGAATAGGCGTTGCTTCTGACTTTGTTCACGTTGATACTCGTGGTACTACACCTGTTATCTGGATATACTAATGTACTATACTAAACACGCTACGCTTACCGACAATACGCTAACAACTATACTGACTATCCCTAACGGATACGTTGTGTACGTTAACTATGTGTACGTTGCTAATCACGGTGGTAGCACAAACAGCGTTGATCTTAAGTGGACAAACAGTTCTGACGTAGATCAAATGTATTTGCTTGACGGCACAAGTATTAACTCAGGAAACAGAGAGATACTTGGCGGTCAATCAGATGCGCCTATTTTTGTTTTGCACAACGGAGATATCGTAAAGGCTCAAGCGTCTCAGGCGTCGAGTAATGTTGAAGTGTCGCTTACGTTTAAGCTGGTAGAGCAGTCACAAGCGTTTAGTAACTTTAATGGATCTTAATATAGAACTACTGCCTTGGCAACAGGATGTCTGGGCAGACAATGTAAGATTTAAAATAGTAGCTGCTGGACGACGTACAGGCAAGTCTAGGTTAGCAGCATGGATGTTAATAGTTAACGCACTACAGGCAGACAAAGGTCATGTATTTTACGTCGCACCTACTCAAGGACAAGCCAGAGACATCATGTGGCAAACCCTGCTTGAGCTGGGCCACCCTGTTATCAGTGGCAGTCATATCAATAATCTTCAAATTAAGCTTGTTAACGGAGCCACAATCAGCCTCAAAGGTGCTGACAGACCAGAGACAATGCGAGGTGTCAGCCTCAAGTTTCTAGTCATGGACGAGTACGCTGACATGAAGCCAGAGGTGTTTGAGCAGATCTTGAGACCTGCCTTGGCTGACCAAAAAGGATGTGCAATGTTCATAGGCACACCGATGGGAAGGAACCACTTCTACGAACTTTACAAATATGCGGAGTTAGATGATGACCCTACGTACAAAGCTTGGCATTTTACATCTTACGATAATCCTTTATTGGACCCGTCAGAAATTGATATTGCTAAACGCAGTATGTCCAGCTATGCGTTCCGTCAAGAATTTATGGCGTCGTTTGAAGCTCGTGGGTCAGAAATGTTTAAAGAGGACTGGGTATCTTTTGACGAGGATAAACCTGAAGTAGGAGATTATTACATTGCCGTTGACTTGGCTGGCTTTGAAGAGGTCAACAAAAAGAAGACAAAAAGTTCTAAGCTTGACGAGACAGCGATTGCCGTGGCTAAGGTCAGTGAGCATGGTTGGTATGTTGACAATATCATATACGGTCGATGGACACTTGACGAAACAGCAGCTAAGATATTTCAGGCCGTTAGAGATTACCGTCCCGTGTCGGTTGGAATCGAAAGAGGTATTGCTAAACAAGCTGTAATGTCACCTCTAATGGACATGCAGAAACGCTACGGTATGTTTTTTAGAGTAGAAGAACTTTCTCACGGTAACAAAAAGAAAACAGATAGAATTATGTGGGCATTGCAAGGACGCTTTGAAAACGGAATTATAGAATTAAACAAAGGAGAATGGAATAGTAGATTTCTTGACCAGCTATTTCAGTTCCCTGATCCGTTAACTCACGATGACCTAGTAGACGCTTTAGCATACATTGACCAGTTGGCTAATGTTCCTTATGGTATAGAAGAGCTAGATTTTGAAGAACCTGAAATTTTAGATATTGTAGCAGGATACTGATATGACTGAACTATATGAACAAGATCCATTGATGATCCAAGAGTCTCTAGAAGATTGGGTTATTAACAAGTGTGAAGATTGGAGGGATAACTACGAAAGTAATTATGAGGAAAGGTTTGAAGAGTATTATAGATTATGGCGTGGTCAATGGGATCCTGCTGACAGCCAGCGTGGGTCTGAGCGTTCCCGTATTATTTCTCCTGCACTTCAGCAAGCAGTTGAGTCTAATGTAGCGGAACTAGAAGAAGCTACGTTTGGTCGTGGTAAGTGGTTTGATGTTAGTGATAACTTCGGTGACACTCAAAAGCAAGACGTACAGTTCTTACGAAATAAATTAACAGAAGACTTTGAAGACTGCATGGTACGCAAGGCAGTAGCAGAGTGTCTTATCAATGCTGCTGTATTTGGTACAGGCATTGGTGAAATTATAATTGAAGAAATGAAAGAGATGGCTCCTGCTACTCAACCTATTATGGGTGGAGATTTACAAGCAGTAGGAGTAAACATTACTGAACGAGTCAAAGTAAAACTTAAGCCTGTACTTCCTCAGAACTTCCTAATTGATCCTGTAGCTACTTCTATTGATGACGCTATGGGTGTAGCTATTGATGAGTTTGTAAGTCACCACCAAGTAGAGCTGCTACAAGAACAAGGAGTATATCGTGACGTATATGTTGGTTCTGCCGCTCCTGATACTGACTTGGAACCTGATCAAGACCTGACTGTTTATAGTGATGACAAAGTACGTTTAACTAAGTATTATGGTTTAGTGCCACGAGAGCTTCTAGACGCCGCTACAAGCGACGATACAGAAGAGTTGGTAGAAGAGGAAGGGTCTGATTCGCGTTACGTAGAAGCCGTTGTGGTGGTTGCTAACGGTGGTATCCTTCTTAAGGCAGAAGCTAATCCTTATATGATGGAGGACCGTCCTGTTGTAGCTTTTCCTTGGGACGTAGTACCCGGACGTTTCTGGGGTCGTGGTGTATGTGAAAAAGGTTATAACAGCCAAAAAGCACTTGACACAGAACTACGCGCACGTATTGATGCATTAAGCCTTACTATTCATCCAATGATGGCTATGGATGCTACACGCTTACCAAGAGGCGCAAAGCCTGAAGTACGTCCCGGTAAAATAATTTTAACAAGCGGAGATCCTCGTGAAGTTCTTCAACCCTTTAACTTTGGTCAAGTTAGTCAAATCACTTTTGCTCAGGCCGGAGCATTGCAGCAGATGGTACAGCAAGCAACAGGAGCAGTGGACTCAGCAGGAATTGCAGGTCAGGTTAATGGCGAGAGCACTGCCGCTGGCATTAGTATGTCTCTTGGCGCTATTATTAAACGTCATAAACGCACACTAATTAACTTCCAACAGTCCTTCTTGATTCCTTTTGTCAAGAAAGCAGCCTATCGTTACATGCAGTTTGATCCTGAGTCATACCCTGTAGCTGACTACAAGTTCAATGCTAGTTCTACTCTGGGTATTATTGCGCGTGAATACGAAGTAACTCAGCTTGTACAACTGTTACAAACAATGGGTAAAGACTCTCCGCTTTATAACACACTGATTCAATCTGTTATTGACAATATGAATTTGTCTAACCGTGAAGAACTTATTGCAGCAATGACGCAAGCAATGCAACCTAACCCGCAAGCACAGCAAATGCAGCAACAAGTACAACAAGCACAGCTACAGTTCCAGCAGTCACAAACAGCAGCACTGTCTGCTCAGGCTCAGGAATCTTCTGCTAGAGCTACTAAGTTGGCTGCTGAAGCTATGGCTGTACCGCAAGAGCTAGAGATTGATAAGATCAATGCTATCACCCGAAACCTTAAGGAAGGTGATCAAGAAGATAAAGAGTTTGAACGACGTATGCGTGTTGCTGAAACTCTCCTCAAGGAAAAGCAAATAGAAGGTAAAACAAATGCTAATAACGCAGAAAGAAATGCAGTCCCTGCTGGACCAAGTGAACAACCACTTCAAAGGAACATTCCAGCGTTTGGAACAACTGGAAGCCAAGGTGGAGGAACTCAGTAATGCCAAAGTCCAAGGACCCAAAACTAGCACGGGCAGGGGTAAGCGGGTACAACAAACCAAAACGGACGCCAAGTCATCCGACTAAGAAGTTTGTAGTAGTAGCCAAGGAAGGCGACAAAACTAAGACTATTCGTTTTGGTGACGCCAAGATGACTATTAAAAAAGACCAGCCAGCGCGACGTAAGTCGTTTAGAGCACGTCACAAGTGTGACACTAATCCACCCAGTAAACTAACGGCACGATACTGGTCATGTAAAAAATGGTGATAATATGAAAGTCAATGCACCTAAAGGTTACCACTGGATGAAAAGTGGTAAAGAATACAAACTGATGAAAGACCCAACAGACGGCTACAAGCCACACAAAGGTGCGTCTAAGTCAGCTAACTTTGCAGTTCAAAAGGTTCATAAAAAGTAAGGAGAGCGTTATGCCCAGATATAAATCAAATGTAAGTTTACCTAAACGTGGTAAACGTACTGCAACTAACAAGAAAAACAAAAAGAAGAAGAAGTAGTCATGGCTAAAGCAAAGAGCAAGCCTAAGAAGTCTGGACCTACGCCTAAGAACAAGGCATTGTACGCTAGAGTCAAAGCAGAAGCTAAACGTAAATTTGATGTATGGCCTTCTGCGTATGCTTCAGCATGGTTGACTCGTGAGTATAAGAAACGTGG